TATTTTTTTGTGAAGAATCCGAGCAAGGTGCTTATCATATCGTCACTGAATCAGCAGATTCTTGCGGTGGACGGTGTTGATTCTGTCCGTGACATTGAGATAGACATAGACGGAAAGACGAGAAGCGCAAAGATAACGTATGAGGCTGTAATAGGGGAGGATGCTTTGCGGGAGGAGGTTGAGATATGGAGTATGGTATAACCGATCAGGGCTTCGTCCTGAAAAGATTTGATGTAATTCTTGCCGAGATGCAGGCGGAGATATCGAGCGAACTTGGCTTTGATGTGTCCGTGAATCCTCAGTCTGCTTTGAATGCGGCCATCATTTATCCGATGGCTGACAGGTTCGCTACTTTGTGGGAACTGGCACAGGCAAGCTACTATGCTAAGTTTCCGTCTACTGCTACAGGAGTAAATCTGGATAATGCCTGCCAGTTTGGTTCCGTCATGAGGGAGAACAATCAACCGACGAAGTATCTCATTCACTGCACAGGCACAGATGGTACGGAGATCCCGGCTGGAAGCCTTATCGAGTCGTCTACGAATCCGAGGGTGCAGCTTTCGTGTGCAGTCACTTCGTCTATCACAAGGGCAAACTGCAATTCGCTTATGATCCGTCCTGCGGTGGTGGAAGAAACACAGTACACGGTAACGCTGAACGGTACGAATTATCACTATTGGGCGGCGGATACTGATACTGCGGATGACATCGCTGCCGGCATTGCTTATGTGATAAAGGCTGATGGCTATAGGGTCACGAGCAACGGAAATATCGTGACGATTCAGGATGAGACGGTATCGAGGAGCAATGTTGTAGCACTTACGAATAACCTGACTACGGAATCGGTGACTTCCATCGTGGAGTATCATACGGTGGATTATGGCGACATTTCCCTTCCGAACGGTACGATCAATACGATAGTGACGAACGTCACTGGCCTTGACAGCGTAACGAACCAGATAACCCCGACAGCTGGACGGCTTCAGGAAACGGATACTCAGCTGAGGCAGTCGTATGTGAGGAAGAGCTTTCTGAATTCCGTGAAGACGGTCGACAGTATTGCGTCCTATCTGTATGACAACATTTACGGCGTACAAAGCTTAAATGTCTTTGAAAACTCGACAGACCTGACGGACTCAGAGGGTAGACCTCCGCACAGTATCGAGGTCGTTATCTATGGCGGTGAAGATCAGGCGATAGCGGAAGCTATTCTGGAGAAGAAAGCCGGCGGCATTGCGACATACGGCACGACTACGGTTGCGGTCAATACGGAGTATGGGGATACACTGAACATCAGCTTCAGCCGTCCTGAAAGCGTCTATGTCTGGATGGATGTGGAGATCACGATTGATGTTGCCCCGTCAAACTTTGAACAGCTTGTAAAGAATGCCATCCTTGAAGCAGTTCAGGGATTCGAGGTCGGTGATGATGTTTTGTACCAGAAACTGTACCAGAACGTTTACAATGCTTTCACGAACCTGACAAAGTGCGTGATAAGGCTTGGCACGACTACGGATTATTCCGGAAGGCCGGCAACGTATGCTGAGGATAACGTGGTGATCAGTGAAAGACAGATCGCACTCTTCGACGAGGCACGAATTGAGGTGAGGTTGGCAACATGACACAGTATGAAGAAATCATGGAGCTGCTTCCGTCTCAGTTCAGGGATAAGCCGAAGCTGAATGCCATCCTGAAAGCGGCTTCTACACAGATAGAAGAAATGATCGAGATGTTTGAGGCTGTCGATGCGCTTACGATAGACACGGCTACGGGCAAGAACCTTGACATGATAGGCGATATCGTCAACCTGTCGAGAATGGACACGTTCGCTTTGCTGAATAACTCGAACATCGAGATCACGGATGATATCTACAGGCGGTGCCTGAAGTTCAAGATCGTGTATAACAACACGGATGCGACCTATTCAGATATCATGAAAGGCCTGAAACTGTTATGGCCTGATGTAGACGTGGAGTATTCAGAAACCCCGGCGGAGCCTGCGACCATCAAGATCAGGCTGAACGGTGTTGACCTTGATGATCCTGACCCGGCGGCTACAGCCCCGTTCATCATCTCACCTGATGGGGTACAGGTCATTCTGACTAACTCATTTTCGCACCACACGGATACGGTCGATCTGGAAAGCTTCGGCAATGAGATGCTTGTCTATGACTCTTTCGTGCTTCATGACGGTGTGTATTCATTCGATGGGTCAAGGGTATTCGGTCCGATAACGACGACCGCGAACCTGTAGGAGGTGGAGATATGATCTTACTCGATCAGGGAAAACGGAAGATACTGGAGAAACGGATGAACGGAACATCCGGATGGGCTATCACACGGTTTGCGGTAGGGAATGCCGATTACTATGAACCGCTGGCTAACCAGACAGGGCTGAGGAGTCAGGTCTTTGAAAAACCGATAGAAAGCATCGAATTCTTATCAGACAGGGAGATCAAGATAGAATTCGAGCTGACAGAAGAAGAGTCTAATACCTACAATCTCACGGAGCTTGGGCTTATCGACAATGACGGGACGATGATCCTGTTGGAGACGTTTTCGATTAAGGCAAAGAACCAGAGGCGTGAGATGGTTTTCTATATTTATGATGCATGGGAGGATGACTGATGGCTGACTACAGCGTGACACCTACATATACGGAAACGATGCGTGAGGTCGTACCTACAGATAAGGTCATTGCATCGTTTGTAAATTCATATCTGAACACACTTTTCAATAATGACGCTTACATGGTCAGCCGTCTGGATGCACAGAGGTCAGTTGCGACCATGACGCTGAATGCCGGCGCCTGGCAAGGTGCAAGTGTGCCTTACAGCTATACGATTTCGCTTAATGGCATAACTGCAAATGATAATCCGGTCGTATCCATCAATATACCGGCGTCCTATACGGCAGCTCAGGCGAAGTCTGCTTCTCAGGCGTTCAACTGCATTACAAGGGGAACGACTGCGGCAAATACGATCACGCTGTACTGCGACAGGAAGATGCCAACGGTAGATATTCCGATAGTAATCAAGGGCAGATAAGAGGGTTTGAAATGGCTGTTTATCTGAATCAGGCAAAAAGAAAAATGCTGAGGTTCCTTGCCGGGCAGGGCGATAATATTCATATCGTTTCGTTTGTCGTTGGCACAGGAGCTTACTATGAGCCTACGGCAGACCAGACGGCTCTCGTAAATCCCGTGCTGACGAAGGCCATCACAAGCGCACAGGTCCTGTCTGATAGTGTGACGAGGTATATGTGCAAGCTTGAGCTGGCTGACTGCGTAGGTGAGTACATCACTGAATTCGGGCTTGTAGATAATGAAGGAGATCTGATCTGCATCAAGACGTTTTCCGCAAAGGAAAAGACAGGCGATGCGGACATGACGTTTACGATTGATGATATGTTCGTAGACACTGGCACGGCATATCTGACGGATGAGAACGACAACTACCTGACGGATGAGAATTCGAACAGGCTGACAATGTAATTGGAGGGAAAATTTATGGCTGATGTAAAATTAACAGAAGTACCGTCTTCAACATTTGCGGCTGGACAATCGAATAGCGTAGTCACCGTTCAGGATGGAAATCTCAAAAAAATTCCGATGGATTCTCTGGTGGCACAGGTAAATGCCAATGCGGATAACATTACGTCCTTAGCCGGCAACGTGCAGTCGTTGTCTTCTGGCGTGAACGGTCTGACAAACAGTTTGGCGACTACGAACCAGAACGTGAGTGCTAATACAAACGGACTTACTGCAGCTCAGGGCAATATTGCTGCGCTTCAGTCCAGTATGGGTGTGGCACAGAGCGACATTGACACACTTGAAGCGGACAAGGTAAATGTGTCCAATGTACTGACTCTGGAGGAGATGGAGGCAGCATCGAGCCTTGACGGAAAGCTTCCGAATGCGGCTTCTGTAATGAGCATAAAGGAATCTTTAACGTCATTGGTAGACGTTGGCAATTTCATTCCCGTGCCAAAAAGCGGAGCAACAGCCGTCACGGAAGGGGCTGGATATTACTACAGATTTGGCAATATTGTTGTGGTGTCCTATCTGTATTGGGGGATGCAATTAACTGGTGCTAATTCGTCACAGTTTACGCTCAATTTACCGTATAAGAATGAGACGATGAGAGCGTTCGGAATGCTTGGATATCATAATTTCGGCACTTCCCAAGTGCCTTTGATGCTTTCCGCTATGCAAGGCTCACCCGACAGGGTCGGATTTCAAAAGCAAACAGGACAGGGTGATTCTGTTCTTCACGGAACAGATTTGACGGGCAGTTATACATGGCAAGGAACGGTCATTTACTATACGGACGGCACGAAACTGGTTTAAATCTTTTCGCAAAGGACAGCAACGGTGAAGTCACTATTGACACTTGAAACAGCCACAGGAGCATAGTATGTGTAGTAATTAGTAACTGTACCTGTCTTACCTCCCTCCATTGATGCCATAATCATCAGAGCAGACCCACTACCAGATATATGAGTTTTTCTTACTACAGCAATATCTGTTGTTTTGTATCCATCTGGCACTGTTATTGAGTATGTCTGGTAGTTATATGAACCTGCTGATAGGTTGCCAAGTT